GGAATGATGCTTGATTGTAGCTCATATAGGTTATGAACCTATCGGTGTAGTACTGCGCTAAATCACGAGCCTTGCCTACAAGGTAGTCCACCTCAATCTTCTCTGCGGTGGTGCTATTCTCGGAGTTGTGCTTGAACACCCCACCGTTGCCTACGGTGTAAGCTGCGAAGGGGAGATATTCTACCATTGCCCAATGGATGACCATTGGCTGCAAGTAGTCTTGAACCAAAGCCAAGTAAGGATTCGCCAAAGTGTTTGCAATAATATCGTTGCTGATTTTATCGTACAACTTCGTGCCTGTGTAGTTTTGGATGTGTATCTCCTGTGCTATCTTGATGAACTGGATAAACTTGTCCGTGTCCACGTTACCGCCAATCGCGGTGTTGCGAACCAAGTCCTCTCGTTTAATCCATAATGCCGTTGCCATTTCTTATCTGTATTTTAATGAGCCTCTTGATGATGTGTCAATGGGTCGTGTTTGTGCAGCATCCCATCCGTTTGGAACGAGTTTACTCGTTGGTACTCCTTCTTTGATTGCAGCTTCCGTTGATACGAGCTTGTCGTTGTCCAAACCTTCGTTGGGTAGGAACTTACCACCCTGCTTCTTGCGGAAGTAAACCATCCGCCTCCAAGCGTGGTGGCAGAACGCTCCGCCCTTCCACTTCCAAATAGAGTACACGCTCTGTCCTTCGGGAGCGAACTGACCATTTACACCACTGAAGCTCATCATATCAATGTCCTCCTTGCGGAATACGGTTCCTCCGTTTGCTGCTCCTACCATCTCACGGCAGAACTCACGGGAGTTGCTGCTGATGTTGCGGGTGTAGGCATAGCGTATCTTGTAAAGTCCACTATCAGAATTGCTTTTTTCTTCGGCATTGCTGAAGTCCTCTACGGCAAAGTTGTACTGCGTGGCGAGGTGGGTGTCCTCATTGTCGGGGTCGTTGACTACCTCATCGCTGATGAGTTCCCATTCTTCTAAATCAACGACCTCACCCTTTCCCCGCAGAGCATCTATCCACTTATGCTCATCTTCTTGGGAAAAATTGGGTACTTCGCTCTTAAACTTGTGCGACTTCATCTGCGAAATAATAGCAGAGGAGTTGCCCTTAAAGAGAGCGTTTGCGACCTGTGGGTCGAACTGAAGCATCTGTACCAAGAACGTGATTGCTTGGTCAACCGTTAGAACGCCATCCTTTACGCTCTGCATAATCTGCAAAGAGCTTGCAATCTGCGCTCCGTTGTATGATGCCTCTTTTTGGATTAGCTCCTCGTTGACTTCACTCACCTGCATTGGGTCAATAGATTCTGTTTTAACGCCTGTTGCTTCTTCTACAACCTCTGCATCTTGTATCTCCGTTTCGGTGAACTCCAAAGGCTGAAGGGTCTTGAAGTATAGGTTTAGGCTGATGTCGTTGTAGGCAAGGATTTGGTCTATGCCGTCAAGGATAATCTCCTGCTTGGGTCGGATGACAATGTTGTCTAAAAGAACAGAGGCAGTCATTAATTCATCGGCATTGTTGCCAAAGCCTGTGTTGTCCTTAATTCCCAATAGCATAGGGCTTACAATACGATGCGCCACCATTAGTTTCTGCGTTGCTTCAGCACTCAAGAATTGGTACTGCTCCGCAGCATCCGACAACTGAACGGGGTCAACCGTTGCAGCAAGGTCTTTGTTGTCATTGAACGCAAGGATAAACTTGCCAGAGTTTGAACTACCGCTGAACTTCGTGGCAATCTGCTGCTCTATGCTCCTGCGTTCTTCTTCGCTTGGTACTCCGTTATTGAAGTTAATAAGCATTGATGGCGCAAGGCCATTCTGGATGTTGTTGATGTGGTAGTTTGCAATCTCCTCCTCAAGCTCTGCGTAGGGAAGGCCACCTTGATAGTCTACTGGGGAGTAGTAGTAGAATCCTGCTCGGTATGGCTTGATGTACAATATCTCCAATCCCTCACGGCTTGTGCCAAATGCTGGGATGCGTACCGCAGTCTCTTTTCTGCTGCTCACCGCATTCCAATCCTTTGCGTAGTAGTAAGCCTCAACCTCGCCATCTTCGTTGCACCTTGCGGCTCGAAGCGTCTCTACGGGGATGTGCTGCACCTCTACAATCATATTGTGGTCTTGGGAGTACACAACCTGCATAGAGCATTGCCCCATCATCACATAGTCAGCAACAACCTTCTGCAAGCAAGACTTTGTAAACAAGCCACGCATCGCTGCGTACTCGCTAGGCTTTTTGGAAGAATCCGTTGCATCCAGTCCCTTGCCATAGGTTAAATCCATCAACGAGTTGAGGATGGCGTTGTTGGTGGGTGAGCCGTTGTAGCGGTCAATTAGATAGCCGAAGTAGTCGTTGTTATCTCCATATTCAACGTAGTCCTTCCCTTGCACCTCTTTTACGACAGGTGTGGTGTAGGAACTGAAGTTCACAACGTGGACTTTAGATGATGATGTACTCATTATTGTAGCTTGTTTCTTCGGTGTAGACATTTTGGTTCACCGTAAATTTATCGAAATCTGTTTGCGAAGTTACGAATACCCTATCTCGGTAGATTAGGTCACCATCGTATATTAATTTGAGGCCGTAGAATCGGTTGTTGACTAATGTATAGACTGCGGTTAAATCCATAAAGCCATTTCCCTCTGTTATTGTGGGATTGATTTCTTGCTCTGTGTTGGTGCTTTCATCAATCAAATATAGCGTAACCCCATCAAGGGCGTTTACTGCGCTTGTAACGCATCCTGCGGCCTCTAAAGTACCACCATCAAACAACACACGCTCAAAGTAAAGTTCCAAATCCTCTGATGAGTAAACGAACTCACGAGGGATGACCGTAATGGTTTGAGGTGAAGCTGATACTTGAAGGATGTGCATCTTAAATAAATAACCTTTTAGTTTCGATTTGTTTGAAAATAGAAAAGGGGCCGAAGCCCCCTTAACTATTTTACCTTGCGGTAGGTTACGAGTTTGAACCTACTACAATCGTATCGTTAGCACCTGCAAGTCCAGCGAATGGATTGGCAACGGTAGCACCTGCGATGAAGTTAGCAGGAAGTTGCTCCTGTGCCTCCATTGTCAAAGTGTAGCCCGATAGGTCACCCATTGCAGCACCAGTTACAATCGTTCCACCAGTTACTTCAGCTCCGTAGTTCAGACCCATCATAAATGCGTTTCCGTTGTAGTCTTGAACGACCACATAAGGACGGCCATAAGCAAGCAACTTCAATTCTTTGTTGTCCTCCTTTGTGAGTTTGGTCAACGTAAGATTCAAAGTCTGCGTGAAGAACGTAGTTCCATTCTCACGGCTTGAATTAAAGGCTTGCTCAAAAGAGCTATTGCCTTTTACCAAGTATTGGTAAGCAGAGAAAGTTCCGCTGATATTGGTAATCTCATCGTTGGTGAGGGTTACCGTACCCAAGTCACCGAAATCCACGAAATAAACCGCATAAATGCCACCTACTACGTCTTTACAGGGTACTGCCCTGCCTTTTGTTAAATCACAAGCCATTGTTTCTTTGTTTTATTAGAATTAAAAAAGGGGGCGAGGACATAGCCCAAGCCCCCCGTTTATTTACGTTAACTCGGATTAAGAGTAAAGAACAACGTCTGAACCGATACCGTACTGAACTCCTGCGAAGAAGCGAAGGATTACACGGACATTGGCACTTCCGTCAAGGTCAGCCATATCGAGGACACGCACTTCGTTGCGCTCATCAGCCAAGCCTGTTCCGAAGAATAGGTTTGAAGATTCAGCAGCAACCATCTTGTTTGAGGGAAGACCGTTTGCCATAGCAACGCGGATGCCATCAAAGTACAAGTCTCCGTTGCCGTACCAAGTCGTTCCCTTGTTGTCAACACCATTTGCTCCAAGACCAGAAGTTCCGAATCCACCAAGAGCGCGGACATAAGCCTTTGCTACGTTTTGTGGAACGTAGATGGTCAAGTCCTCCTTGCCGTAAAGGGCAGATGGTATCGCATCAGCCACTTTCCCAAGCTCTGTCAAAACATTGGCTGCCGTCACGGTGGTGGCGGTTACGTCAATAACGTCAGAGTCAGCAGTCATCAAAGAAATGAATCCGCTAAATTCTCCTGCACTTGCAGCGTTACCGTTCCAAATGTTCTGCTCAATCTTTTGGGCAGTCTTTGAAGCAACGTGAGCAATCAAGAAATCAGCAAAAGAAGCAGGGATGCTATCGTAAGCAGAGAAGCCCATTTGCCCACCAATCCAAGATGAGTAGTAGTCTTTTTTGCAAAGCTGCAAATTTACCTGAAAAGGCTCAACGGCAAGAACGCGGTCGGTCAAAGTCAAGGTAGAAGTTGCATCGAAATCACAAGTACCATCTTTTACGATGTCGTTGGTGTTCACCTTCTGCAAGGTGGTTTTGTAGTTTACGTTTGGAAGAATCTCAATGAGTCCTTTGTCCAAAGTGTTAGCAGAAAGAAGCGCAGCACTAATGTATTTGCTTGCGAATACTCCCGCATATGATGTGGTTATCGAGGTCGTCGTGGCCATTTTGTTTATTTATTATTTGTTGATTCGCGCAAGGACTCGGTCAATCGCTCTTTCGGGGCGGTTAGAACTCATCTTTTGGACTTGCTTTGTTTCTGGATTGTGTTTGATGGCTTTCGCAGCAGGTGCGGCAGATAGTTCTGCTTTAACCGCAGCCATCTCCTCCTTCTTGGCGTAACCGCCCATCTCCTCACGCATTCCTTTCATCTCCTCGCGCATCATTGCAATCTCCTCGAGAACCTTCTCGATGATTGCGACAACCGCAGGGGCTTCCTCTACGACTTCCATATCGGCAAGTTCAGTAGGTACTTCAACCTCTACGGCTACTTCAGCAGCAGCAGGGGCATCTTTAATTTCAGCGATTACGCCTTCTTCAACGATGACCAAAATACGGCCATCCTCAAGGAGGTGTTCGCCAACAGGAGCCGCAACGCGGTCTTCGCCACTAAGGACAAATACTTCATTGCCTGCTTCAAAGGCTTCGGCCTCAAGAACGGCTCCGTTCTCAAGGTTCATTGTTGCTAAACTTACATTCCTTACGGTTGCGAGTTCGGCAAGGATTCTGTTCAGAATGGAATTTGCTTTCATACTAACTAATTAAAAGGGTTTTGGTTATTTGTAACATTTTTAAGGATTGATGACTACTGTGCCTTGCCCGACAAGCGAGCCGACACCTTGTGCTTGCAACGAGCCATCGCAGCAATTTGACTTGTAGGTGTTGTCTGGGCATAAGCATCCACGCCTTCCACCTCGTGGTGACGCTACTGGGAGTTTTTGAGGTCTATACATTCTTTAGGTCTTCTTTGTGATATAGGTATTCGCTTTCTTCTGTATGCTCTGCGCCTGTCATAAGCCTGCCATCGGCATCCTTGTGAGTTGGCCCTGTGTAGAGTTTGCCGTCTGCGGTGTAGTGAGGAACGCCCACCTCTAGTTTAAGCTTGCCGAGTTCTTTTAGTTTATACTCCGCCCAGTTCTTTCCAGATAGACCTCCCCATAGCAGGAATGATATTGTTCCGCAGGCTTCGGGGTTTTTCTCATCGTAGTATGTCTCGGCTCTTGATAGGTACGAGTACATCCGTGTGATTGTCTCTACCGACAAAGCCCTGCCTTGCGCTAACTGCTGCGCCCGCACCTTGCCTACGGCGGTGGCGCACTTGTTGCCGTTTTTTTCGTTCAGCTCAATGCCACGCTTGGCGTTGTTCTTTACCGAATCGGGGTAGTCAGAGTATGCCTCTAGCTCGGTGCGGGTACCCGACTTCTTACGGCCATCTCTTTTTATGATAGCGATAATTTGCGATAGCATCAACGCTGCCTCTTGCTCCTCGATAATTTCTAACTCCTGCTTTGATAGGTTTATCTTATCAACGAAGTAGCCCTCAATAGAGAATCCACGAAACTCACCGCCCTTGACGCGCTGCCATAGGGCCTCGTTTTCTATCTTCATAGATACCATCCAAGTGCCAACGGGTAGGTCAAGGCCATAAGCCCTGCTCTTATCCATCGTTGCATCTTCAATAATCCAAGACTCTACAATCGTAGTACCCTTAACATCGTAGTCGTGTTCTATGGTAGCGTTGTTTTGATAGCCGTTTTTAAAGAACAACTCCATCGCTTTGCGGATGGTGTCTTTGGAGAAGTACACATAGTACTCGTTCTCGCCATCGCTGCGGTAGATTGGCTTGTCGGGGATAAGGGCTGCGCCCATAAGCAACCGCTTCTCTTGGTTTTGCATTGCAAACACCTCACGCTTCTGCGAGTTCAGCGCAATAAAGTCCTCCTCAATGGCGGGGTATTCTACAAGGGAGATTGCGTCAATGCCTGTGAGCAGCATCGTTTCATCTAAAATAAGTTCTATCAGTTTCATATTATCCGAATGTTGCGGTTCTTACTCTTTGGCGTTGTAGTTGTTGCGAGGTCGTTACGTCACCACCCACAACGTATGCACGGACGGGTTGGTTAAACTGACTGCCGATACCCTCTGCAAGTTGGTTAGTACCACTCTGACCTACGATGTTAAATTGAGGTGCGGGAATGCTACCACCACCACCGCCTGCGGCTCCACTTGCAGAGGGTGCGGTGGGTGCTGCTGCACCCGAATTAAACTTTGTTGCAGATATGGCTGCTACGCGAGCGAGGCCACCTGCTACGGCTACACCTGCTGCAATCTGCGCGCGGATTATAGAAGTAGGGTCACCAACAATTAGCTGCGATGCGTACGCCTTTTGTGCTGCGGTAAAGGTGGTGATAAGCGTTTCAACGATACTTAACGCTTTATTTCTATTGAATGATTTTTGCGCTGCTTCTTCGTTATCCGCATCAAAAATAGAGTTTAGTTCTTTTAAGGCAGAGATAGTTCCAAGAGCTGAATCGGTGGCGAGGTCTTGAAGTTGTTGGCGATATGCCTTCTCTTTGGCTAACTTCTCTTTATTGACTCTCTCGGCCGCGTCGAGGTCGGCGCGATTTGCTCGGTCAGTTCTGATTCGACGTTCTTCAAGCGCCCAAGCTTCTTCATCACCTATTTCTTCAAGTTGGTTTTGATAGAACTCTAATTGTTCAATGCTAAACTCGCCCTGCTTACTAATTGCTGCATTGGTGGTTGCGGTAGCATCCTCCATAAGCTGCCTATCCTTCTCAATGCGTTGTTGTATTTCATTGAGGCGAGTAAACTCCTCTTGACGTTCCTTCTCCCTTTCAGCCTTTGCCTTTATTGCGTCTGCTGCTTTTAAGTCCCTAACACGCTTTCTATCGGCTGCATCAATCGCTCGAAGGGCAGACGCATTGTCAAGAATAGCCTGATTAACATCCATTTCGGCTTTTGCATCACCCTTTATACCCGCCAATCTTGCCTGAAGGTCATACCCTTCTTGTTCAATTAGGTCTCTTTTCTTTTGATATATTTCATCTGCCGATGCGCCCGATGCTTCAAGTTCCGCTATCTCTCGCCGTAGCTCATTAGCGCCACCCGAACGAGCCTTACGCTCTTTGTCGAGTAAATCTGCTGCTGCAATAGTAGCATCGTTGTAGGCTTTCTTTGCATCGGTTGCTGCTTTTAACGCGGCAGCTTCTTCTTCTTCACTTACAACGAGTTGGTCATATAGCTTAATCGCCTCTTGAATTACCAAAATAGCTATGCCAAACGTAGCAGTCTTTAAGGCAAGGTCAAGACCCTTTATACCTGCGGTTGTTGCTTTTACCGATTGGAACGCTTGGAAGAACGCATCAGACATTCCACCCGTAATGTCGTTAACAAGTCCCTTGATGGGATTTAAAGCATTTTTTAGGGTCTCAACATCGGCTGCTCCCTTCTTAATCTTGCTATCACCTTTGTCAGTATCATCAAAGGCTGCATCTAAACCATCCTTGACCTCTTTAGCCTGTCGCTTTATGCCTTCAAGCTCCTTACTGATTTTAGAAGCAGCAGGAGCAGCGTTGGTGACAACATTGATGTCAATCGTTATTTCTTGAGCCATCTCCTTCTAATTATCTTTTTGGTGTCCTGCCAATTACTTGGTATGTGGTATTTGCCTTTTGCTATTTCTACGTTGTCGCTCACGCCAATCCAATCTTCCGACTGAAGTAGCTCTACTAAATAACTTATATATCCTTTTGTCATACTATGTTAAGGAGTTCAAATGATGCTTTGCCTGTGGTCATATTTAGGCTGACGTTGTTGATTAGGTACTTGGTGTTGTTCCAGATGATTGCATTCTGAAGGTTCAGCGTGATAATCTTTCCGATAGGAAGCACCGCTTCTACGTTGTAAACTCTGCGCTGGGCAGAATAAAGGTCGGTGATGTAGTCGCTATACTCGGTGTAGTAAAGACTTTGGTTTACCGATTGCAGGTGGAACGGGTCTATGTCTGCGCCAAAGGTGATTGCGTGTGATGTTGCGGCACTTTGGTATCGGTTTGAGGTATTTGCATACCAAGCAACGGTTACACTCCTGCTTGTGGTGTTATCTGAATTTACAAATGCAACTGGGTTAGCAGTTAAATTGTAGTTATTGAAATATCCGTAGAAAAGAATTGGTGCGCCCAAGTATGGGTTTAATGTCCCATCTTCGTTTGTTTCGCTTGTGATGCTTTTATAAACGAGGACATTTGTTAGGCTGCCTGTATGTGTGTCAGTAAGCCTTTCAAATAACGGACATTCAAACGGAACCTCGATGAGCAACTGCTCGCCATCAAAAGTAAAGGTGGCGTTCAAATCGCCGAATCCTACATTGTTTGTCTGTAAGTATTGGAAGCCAAGTATCTGCTGCGTCTCTTGGTACTTAAACTCAATCTCTCTGTATAGCGGTGGCCTGTTCACCACATACTCCGTGATGTCCAGATACTCTTGAAAGTCTTTGTCGGTTCCTGCTGCGTACCAATCCTCCAAAGGTTGAAGCAAGAAATTTGTAGATGTAATAGGTACGATTACCATATTGTACATCTTCAGAATACCTGCCAAGAAGTCCTTTATCTTTATTTCTGGCATAAGGTCTTGCACTACAACTAAAAAAGAATAAGCCGCAGATAAAGTTTGGTCAACCTCAAATCTTTTAGTGCCTGTGGATGCGTCAATAGCCTCGTAGTCATCTACTCGGTAATTGAATGAGGCTGGTTGACTTGGGCGAATAAATAATTGCACCGCATCGCCAGCGTTAAAGCCAAGCCCAACAAACGTATGAGTCGTTGAACTTGCTGCGTGAGCATCGCTGGAAACAGAAGAAACAAGAACTCCATTGCTAAATAAGCCAATCTCATAGGCAGCCGTTACATTAGTAATTGTGACTTCAAGTTGATAAAAGTCGGTGTCAACTACATTCCAAGTTTCGGTAGTTAAATTAAATTCAGTACCTCCTCCTGTTGTTCTATTAAAGTTTATGAGTTGATATTTTATGTCATTACCTCCGCTAAAGAGATAGCCCTCAAATCGGTGAAGCCATAGCGATAAATCAACAAAAGGAGTAGCTGATAGGAATGCACCCGTAAAGGTGATGCCGTATTTTGCTCCTATTGCGGTAAGGATATTAGTAACCTTTAGAGCAGGCTTTAACTCATAGTAATGTATGCCGTGTTCTTCATTGACATTGTGGAAGGCAATGTTGTTGTCGTTGTGGTCGGAGGAGGCTGAACTATAAAACCAATTCTTAACGGGACTGCATAATGGATAAAATAATCCAGTACCATTATTAGTTGTTACCCTATTAAATACTTGAGTATCTGTGTATTGGTGGTTAAGTGCTGAAAAGTTAAGGTCATATAAATAGTCCTCACCAAATAAATCAGTAAGTGTTACGACATCCCCATAGAACGTCAGCGTGTATGCATAAGGCTCCGTGCCTTTCAACTGCACGCTCTCCAGCTCTATCACCCCCGTGCGGAATGGTAGGGAGTTTATTTCGATTCTTGCTGATGCCCTTAACCTACCATCAAAACCACCGACTATATCGTTGCGGTAGTAGTAACTGAATACTGCGTTGTTCGTTGCACTCGCAGGAACGGTGAAGCCCTGCGTAAAGTCCGTGAACACCTTTGAGATGTCCTGTACGTTCTGCACGGATAGGTTGATGCTAATCTCCTCATCTTGGAATATATCCAAGCGCACATCGTTAACGTAAATATCAACCTTGTTCATCGTACAAGCATCCTCTGGTCAAAGGCGTAGGTGAAGGCCATCGTGTAGTTGATGGTCTTGTCGTTAATTGATTTTTGATAGTCAACGCTTCCACGATTAGGAACTATCGCTACCCATTGCCCACCTTCGTAGACTGCCACTTTCTCGCTCATCAGAATCTCCTCTACCACATCGCCATAAGATTGGTCTACAAAGCCCGTGTTAAGGGTTATGGTGTTGCGTGAGTTAATGTTAAAGGACTGGTATTTGCCGTTGGTATAATTGACATCGGTAAAGCCATCAGCATAGATGCTCTTTTGATATTGGTCTTGG